GCCCTGTTATTAGAGGCTTCAAGCTCCAATCTAATCCCCGGGCTGTTACCTCCATCATCATTCGACACTGCTATCAGCATGGTTCCCCATGTGTCGTAATTAGGTCGATACGTGCCAATGGTGTATCTTGTCTGCCATCCAACACCGTCCAGTGTATCCTTCCAACTAATTATCGGTCTACAGGAGTCGTGCATCATCAAGGATAATTGGTTAGCCCTGAATACGGCATTGTCCGGGTTGAAGTATATCGGCCATTGTAATTGCCAACGGTCTGTCATCGTGCTTACGAATGATGCTCTGCATTGAAGATTGTTGTAGCAATAGAGATTCGTAATATTAACAATACCATCCGACTGGAACTGAGCTACACGCCCTGCCGAAGTGTAGAATGCGATACCGTAATATCCCGACATGTGCACAAAATTGTCATTCCCTGCAAAGGATAAACCATTCCAAGGACTACCCCCATCGTGAGCATTATCAGGCTCACTACCAATTATGGTGCACCCAACCTTATTCGCCCAAACAGTACTCCACATATTGCTATTCCATCCGCCGCCAAGGCTCTTGCTTCCCGATGTGGGAATCAGCCCATCAGAACCGAAACTGTAACCGAATCCCGAACCATTAAGGGATATTTTTTTACTTCCGTAGATAGTCAAGGAATCATCATACGCCTCCTTCAAGTATACGTAATCACCGTCACCGAAGTTTATTTTGTTACCAAAATTCCCGGCTTTGTTCAGGACTATATTATTAGTGGTCGTAGTTCCGTTTATCGCAAGGTTGCCTGTTATCGTCCCGCCTGCCAAAGGCAGATACTTTCCTGTTATAACATCGTCCTCCAATTGGGACAGTTTTGTCGGGTACGCAGGAAGAGAGATCACCCCATTGGATACATTGTAAGGAGTCGTGCCCAGCTTTACCTGCTTGGCATATACACTGCCCAAGTCCGGTATGTGGGAAAAATGGATTCTCTTGGACGTGTCAGACTTGGCAAGCTCATCCCACATGGCATCTATATCCAAACCGCCACCGCCTTTTTTATTCGTCCACTTGTTTTTAATCGAGTCGTAGGTCAATACCTGTCCTTCCGATAGAGGAGTAACCAGGTCTACATCGTCCAGCATGCCTAATGAGGTTGCACCACTTCCACTACCGGTTGTCGAACCGAACGCAGCAAGGTCTCCCGTGGCGTAGAAATTAACCATAGACCCATCATCCTTCTCTACATATACGGCATTATTGGCCGCGTCATATTTCAGCAAGGCATTACCGATTTGGACAGAATTGATGGCTTTTATATGAGTGAACGGATATTGAGGTTCCAATATATATTTAAATTCTGCCGAGCGCAAGAACTTAAATGCCGACAGTAATACACCGACCGTTTCCTCACCGACAAAGAATGACAACGGGTCTGCATGGAGTGTACCATCTTCTTCCCACCAAAGTGCACCGTTGGCAAAGTAACCCGTGCCGTCAAAGCGTACAAGACCTTTGGCAACGTTTTCCGGCACGCTGCTTTCCGGATAATCGAATTTGTCCAGCATGGAACCTCCCCACCAGGAAGCAATACCTCCGCCGCGCTTGTCGGATTGGTATACACCGTTCGTGCCGCTCATTATCTTGAAACCGCTTTCCGAGGTGTATCCTAAAGCTAACAATGAGGATTGAATAAGACCACCCTCAATATTGGTATATTCCTTAAGTGCTTTCGTCAGATAGGATATATCTCCTATATTCTTCGATATTTCCTTGATGGATTCGTTAAGCTTGCCCTGTATATAATTGTTCGCGGCATTGACATTGGCAATAAAATCACCGTACTTCAAGTTGAACGCTGAATACTTGCCATCCACCATAGCCACTTCGGTCGCTGTGGTCTTACCGTCCTGAATCACACCGTTAATGGTGTTTATAAGCTCCTGTGCCGAGTTATTGAACAAGCGGTACGCAGTTTCCAACTCCGTCTTTACCACGCCTTCATCAAGAAGCTCATTCTCTATAATCTTATTATAGGATTCTGTTACATCGTTTTTGATGGAATCAATATTATTCAGGTATTTTTTAATCGCAGCCGCTTCCCCTCTGTCTACGATACCATCATTGAATGCTTCATCGGTAAAGTCCTTCATTGAACTTACAGTGCTGTCCAGCTTTTCAGCCGCTTTCTTCGTTTCTTCGGCTATTTTCTTTGCTTCTTGCGCCAAAGTGTCATCAGTGTATTTTGATGCAAGCTCCCAATGGGAGATACTAAATGCTTCCCCTGCCTTTTTTGAAGTGTTCGCTCTGAGCATATCGTCCTTGTAAGTGCTACCATAGGTCGCATTTACCCACATATCACCTATGTCGTATGCGTCCGAATTCTGCGGTTGTCTCACAAAGATGCGTCTTTTCCCATCTGCGGTATCCTGTGCTTTTTGAGCGTTTTCCAAAGCCTTGACAATATCCGTATCGGTAATGGCATTCCAATACCATCCCTTTTCTTGTTCATATTGGAACCGGTATGCTTTTCCCTCCTTGCTGTAATAGAGGTCTCCCAAATGATTGTTCTTCTTCTCATCTGTATCCCAATCGGATGCGGGAAGATTTTCAAGGGTGGGCACCGGGTCGTAAAACCATGTTTCTATCGCACCGTCAACCTGATTCTGGATATTATCTATTTCCTGCTTGATGTACTCTTTCAGAGGGTCTAAATCCTCAATGTACTTTTCAGATGCTTTTTTGAGAGCATCTTCGATGGTGTCTCCATTGCCGATGGTAGTACCGACCGACAGCTTTCCTTTCAATTCCACGCCTTCACCTTGGGTGAACTTAACAAAGCTGTTACCATCACGGTCCCCAATATACGCATCACCGTACACATGGAAAAACGCCTTGTTGTTAGTTTTGTCTACGCCATACTCAACATACTCCTTGTTCAAGTAGGAGTAGGAGTCTATACCGTGATACAGAGTAACACTCGGGCTGAACACATCGGTAGAAGAGAAAACAATGGCATTCTGTGCGTCAATATTGCTTTCATCCGTCACGTCCTTGTTGTCAATGCCTTTCCATTTGATTCGTGCACCAAGGTGGGCTACAGTATCACCCTTTGCCGGAATGTCACTGCCTGTGTCGCAATCCGCCATGCTGAGGTCAATATAGTGTAATTTGTATATGCCGACATTGATAGGCTCTTTGCTTGCCCCTACACATAAACGCCAATAATAATGGTTCGCTACCTGTTGGTATTCTCCCGGTTTTTGTATGTTGAAGTTTTTGCTCTGTACCTGGAAACCTGCACGGAAGCGGTTCTCCACTTCCACACCGTCCTGCTCGGCAAGGAAGAAACATCTGTACACGCCTTCGGGGACGCCATTGTCTACCGTTTCTTTATCCATCAATTGGAGTTCACTGCCATCTGCAAGCAATATAGGATTCCCGTCTGCCATTGAAAGTATGGGCGTTTGTTCAATGGTGCCCTTGGTCCAAACATCAATAAGCGTAACAGCACCACCCGGAGTTAGAACTATCTTTCCACCTACAGAATTTACATTTTGTATCTCCAGTGATTCGAAATAGGCTTTCATGCGGACTTTCAGTTTATCAACCTCCGCATAGGTTTGACCTGTTTCCTTATCAACCATTATGATACCACCTGTACTACCACTGACAAATTTCCCTATTTCAAAAGCTTTGTCAGAGGATAACTTGTGCGGGGTACGGTCATCTTGTGTTTTACTGAGAAAATGTCGAGAGACTTTTGCTAAGATATCAGTAGTAGAAATACTATTCCCTCCCAATGTATTACCTATGATATCGCCTGCAATTTCTGTAATAGTACTTCGTAATGCAGAAACATTTGCAGATAATTTGTCTGTTAATTCAACAGATATGTCATATAAGCAATTTTTATCCGCTTTACAAGTAAATGAATTTACATACATAAGATACTCATGTTCGTTGTATTTTATATACATGCGAACATTCTCATTTAGTAATTCTGCTAATTGAATATTGTCTGCAAGAAATACTCTGGAAAAATTGACAGAGAATGTGAATTTTTCGTCATTATTCTCTGACATATACTTTATCAATGCTTCATCCAATCTCTTCTCAGCAGCGAGTACAAGGGACTTGGGCATCTTAATGCCTGTAATCACAAATTTATCCCCGACAGAAGGCTTATAGTTATTGGTGGCATTAGGCATAACAATTCCGAAAGTGGTATTGTCCTTTTTTACTGCAATCCAAACTTCATTTGTAGAAGTGTTTTGTTGGCTTTCTACATATTGGGATGGTTGTGAAGTAACCTTCTGCTCAAAATCTCCTGCCGGTAAGTTCCCGGAAGAATCCACCAATACAGGGTTGAATGCCCTTCCCGGTTCATTGTCCTTATAGGTAACTCCTATTTCAAACTCGCAAGCAGCGCAATTACCCGTAGTCATATTGATTACAGCCGTACCACCCTCCAAACCCTGTTCGAACAGGTTAAAGCCGTAATCTCCATTATATATATGTAATTTTATGTAGAAATAAGAATGTACATACTCATCTGTATCATTGAATATATTATTCCCTTCTCCGGTTCCGAGTTCGTCACTATCATTAGCATCAAAAGCAATATCCGCAATCTCACCAAATAACTGTCCCGAAGCGTTTGTCACATTTTCTATGGTAGGCTTTATATCGCTGAAATCTACCTTTATCTCTTTTACCTTCTTAGAAGAAAATGTATTTTTGAAAGAGTAGTAATCATTTGTGCCAGGTATCTTATACGTGTCGTTAAGCGCATTGTAGAATCTTTCCGCTCCATTTGTTTGTCTATAAATGGAAGGCATAAGGTTTTGCGTGCGTTCTATAGTACCTTTTTCATCATCATTCGGATAGTAGAAAGGGATATTATCAGAGCTACCAACACCAGTAACGCGATTGACAATTTTATAATTGGCGTTTGTCTTTTTTATTGATACAAGCCCTTTCTTATACTCGAAGGGAGTAGAAATTACATTCTCTGTATATCCTATGTGACAAACCTTACCTACAAAGTAATAAGGAAGTTCGTATATGGTATATATGGATTGTAACGCTTCTGCAAGATACACATTGTCAAGTGAAACAAGTTTGGAATCGGAAGTAATATCATCATCTATGACTACCGAATATCCGATACCCGATTTTGCCATTGAAGCGTTAAGGCGACCTACAAACTCGTTTATGTCTCCCATGAACTTCACAGAAGTAGAGTTGGAATGATAAGTATCTGTTCCAGTTGTCACCACATCCATGAAATACACGTTCTCCAATACGATACGTTCTGAAACGAACTGGAGTTCATGCTTATACATAATGCTCTTGTTGTCCTTTGAAGATGTAGGGGTTTGGTCGACATAGTATCTCTCACCTCTGAACTCCACAAATTCCTCTCCAGTCCACTCTTCATCCAAGCAAGACGGATAGTTGAGCGTGGCGGTAAGCGTAGGAGTGCCGGCCATGCGCTGTGCCGTGTAAGTGTATTCACCCAGCTTTGCAGACATGGTTTCGTTGGGAAATT